CCTTTCTTTTGGATACCACATTCTTATGTGGTTTTCTAACATTTGATCTGTAGCTGTCTTTACACATCTCTACAGATACTTGATATTTTCCTCTTGATACTACATGAGTGGTTTTAGTCACTAAGTAGTTACCTGTTATTTTTGCTTCTTGTTCTCTGAACTCAGTCTTTGCTGTTACCTCAGCCATATCTAATTGTATGATTGATCCAGGAGATAGATCAGAGTTTCCTGGTATACCCATCTTAGCCTTAACCTGTGATAGTGAGTTAAGATAGAATAGTCTATTAGGAACTATTTGAGTAAAGTTTGTTTCTTCTTCTGGGTTGTCTATATTTTTCATTAACCAGAAAGAAGTGTTTATATTTTTTATTTTGCTTAGTAGTAGCTTGGAGTCTAAAGACATTGAGTCTTGATCTAAGTGTTCAAATTCATCAAACTCTTCTTTGCCAAAGAACTCTCTTTTGATTATTGTTTGGTTAATTAAATCTATCTCTTTAGCTTCTGACGCATACATTCCATTTTTAATCTTAGCCATAACATCGTTCTTAGCATCAATATTAAGCATTTGGATTGTAAATTGTATTTGCTTATCATCATTTTTTGCATTTGCATCTGGATTATACGTGTATGTTATTGCCTTTGGCTTATTTTCACTTATAACTTTCTCGACATTTTTAAACTTATATCCATCAACTGTCTCATAAAATTTATATGCACATGACTTAAATGCAGAGTCATAAGACCTATTGGCTAGAAATGACATAGATTCAAAAGGCGTTAGTCCTGGTACAATTGTTTTAACCGACCCAGTTGTTTCATCAATCTCTATCTTTCTTTTAGTTTTGAGTTTTCCAAATATAGTGTCAACGAACTTACTGATCTTTCCGTTGAACGATTGGTTAATGTCCATTACAGCTTGTGTATAATGTTCTGGCGTAACCCCATATACTGTAACACCCTTTGCACTACCGCCATCTGGATCTGGTGTTATTATATGTTTAAATATTACAAAGTCTAAATCTATCTCTCTGTTACCTGGTGACATGAATTTAATATTCAATGTCTCTGTACCATCAAAGTCAATCTTGTTAGATATATCTGCAGCATCTAAGAATGTCATGTTGCATATCATTGAATCAGCATCCATAGATTCTTCTATTTCAAACTCAACAAAACTATCCAAAGCATCAAAGGAACCAAAGTTTCCTGATATCTTTAACGTCTCTAAGTCGACTGAATTAGTTTTATATTTGTCACTCATTATACGTTCATTACTCTTTTAAGTTCGCTCTTTGCTTTAGACGCAAATCTTTTATCTAGCAATTTGATAACTCGTTTCTTGTCGTTTGCGTCCCTAGCACCCTGCTTTCCATACATGACCACATACTGACCTGCTACAATTTTACCAAACGTACCATTGAGCTCATATGTTTCTTTTGATATTACAGCACCTGTTGTTTTATGTTTGTAGCCAATTATTGGATCATCTGCACCATACTTAATAACAAGATACTCCTCGAGCTGTCTGTCCGTCATTGGCCAGTCGTGATACGGATCTACAATATTGTTTACTAAGAAAATGAGCCACACAAGAGTTGGATCGTCATAGTATAATCCAGCTACCTGATCCGGTCGCAAGTCGTTTGTTATTTCGTAGTCATAGAATGCTGTTGGCGTATTGAACTCAGGTAACATGACAGATGGTCTAGCAATCAAGTTCTTAGCTATCATTGTTCCATATTGAATTTCTGGAAACTCTTCAAAATATTTACTCATCAAAATCCTCCGATGTCCAGATTTCTGATTCCTGGAATCCCATTGTTACGTCTATCATCGTTGGTGCGCCACCTTGGAAGAAAGACACACCCTCTGGTGTAAAGTTTGTTTCCATTGATGTAACTGATGCTCGTTTGAAGTAGTGTAAGAAGTCTTTACTACCTGTATAATATAAATCCACTTGATGAGGGAACCTCAAGTAGAAATTGTTTTCACCCGATTGAGTGAACCTTGGATAAATATGCTTCTTAATCTTGTTCAGTATTTTTTTGAGCAGTATTGATTCTCCTTCGTTGTCTGGCGAGAACCTCCATTGGAAAGTAAATGTCTTTAAGTTAACACCTTCAAACAACAATGCAACGTGAGGGTTAACCACATTACCAAGAGCTACTGATGCTCCTTGTTGTATTGGGGCTGGTGCATTTGCTCTTAATAATGCTCCTCCAGCGCCTACTGCATCAGACGAAAGCTGAGCAAAATCTATATTCTTATTTCCTTCTGTTCCGTTGGACCCGCCTGTCTTGTCGAATACTTTCTTGAGCTGGTCTATACCATCAGCTGCAATTGCTCCTGCTGTACCCATGTCTTGTTGGTTATACCTCAAATCTTCTTTTGAGTTAATTTGCTGAGGCACAGGAAACGCAACAGACAATGCTGTGTTTTGAACAGAGTCTGCATCTGGATCATATTTGTAATCTACAAAGTTCATTAAAAAGGAATGTGCCTGTAGGTTAGACGGAAACGTCATTATGTCTACATTACCTTCTTCTGTCTTTGCGGTTGTCACAGTTGCTGGATTCAATGCTCCTAATGGATCCTTCCCTGCGTGTGTTCTGTCTGTCATTTATTCTCCTAAATACCTGTATGGCTTACTCTGGCAAATTTAAACCCAAGAACCCCTCAAAGTACAGAGGGGACACTTCCCGTATTATTTATAGAAGTTTATGGGAGCTCAAGCTCATGAAGTATTTAGATTCCCATTCAGACGTGCTTAGATGGGCGTCAGAAGAGTTTGCAATCCCATATAGAAGCCCAATTGATGGTAGAATGCATAGATACTTCCCAGACTTTTGGGTTGAGAAAATAAATAAGAACGGCGCTATGGAGCAGGTTGTGATAGAAGTCAAGCCTCAGAAGCACATAGATCCGCCACCAACGCCTAAAAGAAAGACAAGAAGGTACATGGGGGCATTAGCAAGACATGCTATAAACCAAAGAAAATTTGAAGTGGCAGAAGAGTTCTGTCGCAAGAAAGGAATGAAATTTCAGCTAATAACTGAAAAGGAGTTGAATATAAGATGAGCGAATGGCCAAAAGCAACATTCACAGACGAAGATGGTGAGGAGTACTATTGGAATTTTTGGATAGAGAAAGATAAAAATAAATTCATAAAGGAGACAGAAGGCATGAATAGAGGACAGCGTGAGCTGCACTGGAAGATGTACTTCGAACAAATAGCATAATGGCTACATACCTGTTCAATAAAATTGCTGCAATGACGGAGGATGAGTTCGGTATGGAATTCAAGTCCATGCGTGACTTGTATACTAAGCAGCAAGGTGATCCAGTAGCGTGGCTTAGAGAACAGGCTGAGGAGATGAGAAAAGACTCTCCTAATAAGATATTACAATCTGGCCAAAGGACCAAGCGTCTTCTTCCAGGTAGAATGTATATGATGAGATACAATCCTCTCCATAAAAATACATTACCGTACTATGATATGTTTCCAGTATTCTTATGTATGAACGTACATGATAATTGGTTCACTGGATTGAACTTTCATTACCTCCCTCCAATATACAGAGCGGAGCTTATGGATGCACTGTATCCTTTCATCATTGCACCAGGCACACAAGGTGAGGATATAGGAACTACTATTAGAACTAAAATGCAACCAAGAGTTAACTGGGACTTCTTAAACAAAAGAAGATCGTTTATGTCATTTCGTCCAATGTGGAAGAGATACAGCAAGAAAGCTGTGGTTGGTAACTATATGTATGTTCCACCCATAGCATGGGACACAGTAATGATGCTTCCTGTCCATCGCTTTAGGAAAGCTGGCATAAATAAAGTATGGAGAGACGGAATGATGGAACGTCGTAAAAGAAAAAGCTAATGGCAAACTTAAAGAATCTAGTAAAGACAGCATTTGACCTTGGAAAAGGTAAGTTGCTTGAAAAAACAAGAACAGGAGAACAATCGCAGTTCAACCTGAATAGCTTTATGGGTCAGCTGCAAGAAGTAAACAGTCTTGCACAATCAAGTAAGTATACATTGGAAGTTTTTCTTAAAGCAGCACCATGGGCAAGTACAGAAGACGCACAGAGATTGATATTCTTTTGTGATAGTGTTAACCTGCCTGGTGGATCCAACATTGCTTCTGATTTTAGATCACAAGGTTTTGGACCTTTTGATAGAAGACCTACAGCGTTCGTGACTCCAGACATATCAGCACAGTTTATGTTAGACTCAAATGGAAACAATATTGGGTTCCTACAAAACTGGTTAACTAATGTTGTCAACATTAATGGATCCAAGCCTCATCAAGAATCTGGTGGAGCACAATTTGGTGAAGTTTATTACAGAGACAATTATCTTGCAACACTAGTCATTACACAATATGACGTTGCAGGAAATCCTACAACAAAATTAACAGCACACGAAGCATGGCCGTCAGTGCTAGGCGACGTGGCATTAGGATGGAACAATACAGATGAGGTTGCAAGAGTTCTTGTTAACTTCTCATTGAAATATTGGACCACCGAACAGATGGAAGGAACACCAAAACCTGGTGATAGAGAACTATCTGGCTTTGAGCAACTACTCAGAATTGGGTCAGCTGCTAAAGCATTAAAAGCATCGATGAAGAAACCCAACAACGTCGGTGACGTGATTAACATTGCAAGCAACGCTCAGACTTTCCTCGGATCGTTTGGTGGTAAGCGTTCAGGTGGCGGCTAAAATTATGGAGAATAAATTATGGCATTACCAAAACTAAATACACCGTTATACAGTGTAACCCTTCCAGTATCTAAAACTGACGTAACATTCAGACCTTTTCTTGTAAAGGAAGAGAAGATAATGTTAATAGGCAAAGAAGCTGGACCACAACAACAAGTAATTGCTATGAAGCAAGTATTAGAAGCTGTTGTCAAAGAGCCACAAGATATGGATGTTGGCGAACTGGCAATGACAGACGTCGAGTATTTGTTCTTGCAGTTAAGAGCTCGATCAGTTCAGAATATTGTTGAGCTGAAGTATAGAGACAAAGAAGATAAAAAGGTTTATGATTTTGAATTAGACCTTGACGATATTGAACCAACTTTCGATCCCAACCACGAGTCAAATATAATGCTCACGGACACTATGGGACTAGAGCTTAGAGCTCCTACATTAAATATGATGAAAGATATTGATGTAGATAATATGGAAGACTCTGGAAACGTATTTAAGCTCATCTCGAAATGTACTGTAAAGGTATGGGACGAAGAACAAGTATATGATGATTTCACGGAGGCAGAAATGCTGGACTTCTTAGGTGAGATGGATGCATCAACATTCGTTAAGCTAAAAGATTTCTTTGATACTGCACCAAAATTAAGACATGAAATTAATTATAAAAATAGTGAAGGGAACGATAGAACTATTAAGTTAGAGGGTCTAGCTGATTTTTTTTAGTATTGCTGAGTCATAATAGTCTTGCAAACTACTATTCTTTAGTTTTCTCGCTGGCTCAGCATCATAAATACTCTATAACAGAGATAGA